ATCAACGTCGCCCAAACCCAGCTTGGTGCCCAGCGCTCCGACTGCCCGCCCGAGCAACGCCGTGGTGACGCCAGAGCCTAGAGACGACAAATATGCGTCGCCCAGGCCGACGTTTGGGTCCGAGGAAAGCTGCTGCATGGATGACCCCGCCTGCTGCAAACCTTCACCGGCAGAGAACACCCACGGTGCCAGCTTCTTGGCCACTTCCGGGCCATACTTCTCCCCGATCTTGGCGAGCGCCATACGCCCGGTGCCGTACAAACTTATAAGCTGTGGAGCCATCTCCACAGCGCCACCTAAGATGGTGGACGGGTTGGACACCATCGCCCCGACAGTAGGCATGAACCCTTCGGCGTCTGCTACCGCTTGGTTCGCGGCTTGACGCCCATTGGAGTACCAACCATCTGCAATCTTCTTGGCAGCTTCCGGGTCATACCCGGTAACCTTGTTCAGTGCTTTAGTGGTGAGGCCACCAGTGACCATATCACCGATGCCGACTGCTGTCTGCCCTAGTCCTACCACACCCTTAAACGCGTCTACACCAACGTCGGTGAAACGGTTTCCACCTGAGTCCGGGGCTTCAGGCACCACGGGTGCCGCTACAGGTGCTGGCCGAGGCTGACGCATCTCGGCACGGATTTCGTTACGACGACGCTCGATGTCTTCTAGTATGCCCATACAACCCCTTGCTTACATGTTAGCAGCTCAGGTGGTCTTCGGGAACTCCACCGTTTCGCCAGTTCTATAATTGTACACACCTCGCTTGGCATCCCGTAGTGCAGTCAGCCAGCGTGCGTCGAAGTCAACAGAGGCTTTTGGATTGCCCGCGTCAGAGTCGATGTGTGCAGTCAGTCGGGAACAGGCGTAGAACGCCAGCTCAGGTACATACTCTTCCGGGATTACCGGCTCCGAGGCATCGGAAATGCTGGTGCTTGGCCATACCGCCGCCATCAGCTCAATCTCATACGCAGCGTCAGGCACCGGCAGGAAAGCCATCGTACGCAGGCCATAGTCATGCGCGTAGCAGATCGGAGTGCCTCGGGATGACGCGTACAGCAGCTTGCGTGGGTGTGCCACCACAGGTGCCAGCCCGCCGGGTTCCCCAGAGACCCGCGCGCCATAGACGCGCAGGATGTGCTTGTCCAGCGGATACACCGCTGTGTTAGCTTCAGTAGTTACAGTGTAACTGGTGTGGTCCACCAGTACATGGGTGGCCTGGCAGAACTTGATCTGCGCTTCTGTCAGATGCTGGTAGATCGCCTCGTCAGTAAACAGGTAGGGCTGCACGTTGTCGCGCAGCATCTCACGTACCCGCTGCAGCAGTTCTGCGCTGGTCATTCGTCTTTGTCCAAATCAGGCATCGTCAGCGGGGCGAACACCGGGGCGGGAGTAATCTCAATGGCTTTAGCACGCCGAGTGCGGCTAGGCTTGACCGGGGCGGGGGCAATAACTTCTACCGGTGCGCGGGGAATCAGCTCCATGTCTGCGCGAGCAGCCAGGGCTTCGGTAAAGATGTACAGATCGCCAGTAGGAACATGGCGCAGCATATCGGACATATTGGCTCCTGAATGAAGAAAGGGGCTACCGTAGTAGCCCCCGTACTACCAAGCTGGATTACGAATCCAGGTAGGTGCCGAAGATGCGAACACGCAGCTTGCCGTTGCCCAGACCCGCAGTGTTCTGCTGCAGAGTCAAGGACGAGGCAGACGAGGTAGTCAACACCGAGTTGGCCGCAGTAGCCAGCTTGATAACGCCGGCAACAGTTGCAGTATCCCAGGCGGTGAGGCCCGTGATGTCCGTACCGGCAATACCGATGTCACAAGTACCCGTAGCGGTACCTGCAACCAGCACCTCGACCGAAGCGGCGGAGACAACAAACCCGGCGTAAGTCGGGATGTCGTACATCGTCACGATGTCGGCAGCAGCGATGGCTTTTTTAGAGCCATCAATCAGGTACTCCAACATCACCGGACCCGGTGTGCTGGCAGCATCCATCGAAGCCGGGAGAACCCCGGCGGCTTTCATTTGCGCAGTAGTGAACGTAGCCATGTGTCAGCTCCTCTTACTTGAATGCGTAACCGCGAGCCAGCATGGAACCGTCGATGACTTTGTAGCCAAAGACTTGCAAGCCGCGCATGATGTTGCCGAAGGTGGACTCTGCACGCAGGGTCTCGGTCTTCACCAGCTGAGAAGCGAACGTGAGTCCGTTCTTGTGGCCCGCCAGGATGTCGTAGCACTGATTGGTATCAGTGACGCGGGGCAGGTTGTTACTGGTGTACGCAGTGAAGCGGTCGATGGTGCCGATACGGCCATTGCGCATGACAGAGGTGCCGTCGCCAGTCAAGGATGCGTCCTTCAGGTCAGACTTCTTGAGCAGGTTAACCGCCCAGAAAGGCAACAGGAGGAAGCGACCCGCTTCAGGCACATTCTGCTCGTCCAGCACCGAACCCATGTCGACGATGTACTCGACAATGTTGGACTTGGTCAGCTGTACTGCAGCGCCAGTGGTACCCAGGTTGTACGAGGCAGAGATTTTGCCAGCAGTAGCACCTTTGTTGACCGAGGACACGTCAGGCGCAATAGCACCCAGAACGGAACGGTCAATGGCGATCTTCATCTGCTCGGAAGCGTCGGAAGCCCACATGTTCATCAGGCCGATGTCGGACTGAACAACCTGCACATCGTCAACGATGGCAGACCAGTATTTGCCTTGGTCGATCAGCAATTCGACATTGCTGCTTTCCGGGCGCTGGTTAACCAGGGTCTGACCCGACTTGTAGTCGTTGATCTCCAGGCTGGGGATGGTGCGAATCTTGACCTTGTCGCCTTGGCCTTTGATTTCGCCCTCGTAGTTGGTGTTGGAGATTGCTGCGAGCACGGTGGCGTCGTAGAACTTCTCTATCAACTTCGAACTCCAGATTTCCGGAATGAAAGTACCGCTATAGCTGGGACTACCAGCTGCATTGGGATAAGCCATGTTTAGCTCCTAAACAATGTGTGTACGTGTTAGCACGTTACGCGGCAATCCGGCCGTCGTTCTGTGCCGCAAAGATGTCGCGCTCAAACTCATCAAACGCTTTCTGGGTAATACGATTTTCCCGCTTGTCGCTGTAGAGCTTGGCGATCTCGGCACGGGACCACATTCGCTTGCCTGCTGGCTCAACGCGCGCTGCAGAATTCTTGGCTTTGCCAGGGGCTACCAACTTCGCGATCTTGCTGCTCTGTGTGGTTTCCGGCTCGCTACGGTACAGACGCTTGAACTCGAGGAAGAACGCCGCAGTGCGGGCTACATCCTGTTTGCCAAAGGCGTGCTGCAACAGCTCCATGCGGGTTGCCCCGGTGAACTGATCCGTCTCGTTAAGCCACTCAAGGAAGCCGGTGTCGACATTGATCTCTTCCCAGTCCGCTACAGCGCTGACAAGGCCATCAAAGAACTGGTCCTGGGAAGTTTTTGCAGCAACCTGCTGCACTCCCTGAACGGAGCCCTCCAACTTGGAGAGCCTGTCTTCAATCGACTTCATGTAACGCGGCATCTCTGCCTGAAGTACGGACATGCTGGCGCGCTTGGTCATATCGATGAGGTCTTCACCGAACGAGTTTGCATCATCAGCGGTAAGCAGATTCGCGGGCGGGGCAGCGGGGGTTTCTGCACTTGCCTGAGTACCTGTACTCACCTGCGCAAGCAAAGACCGCAACGTCTCGATCTCGGAATCTTTCTTGTCAACCATACCCTGCAGTACTTTCCAGCGCTGCTCTGCTTGCTGTATCTGCTTGGTAAGGGCTTCCAGCTTCTGACTCGTGTCGTCTTGCTGGGGGGTAGCGTCGGTAGTACCTACGCCTTGGTCGTCGTTAGACGTTGGTCCGTCTTGCACGATGGCTTCCGTCGCGTCTACGCCCTGATCTTCAGCGCTGGGCTGATTCAGTTCGTTGATCATCTTGTCGGCCTCTTCGCCTGCTGCTTTAGGGTCAAACATTGTGTCTCCTCGATGCCCGCTGGTGCTCTTCCGTAGATGCTACCTGGCTAGGCTTTTCGCAGATATTCAGAGGCATTCTCTAGATCGCCGATCAGATCGGACAGTTCTTGAGCACGCCCTTGCGCCCATCGCACCGTAACCTCGTCACGCTGCAGCACCACGTCGCCGTGGTACTTCCCGAGCTTATCTTTCAACTTGCTCAGAAATTCTGGGTGCTCGAACTTAATCCGAGCACACGATTCATAAAATGCCTGGTCACGCATTAGTTGCCATTGATGACCACAAAATTAAGGACACTGGCTGACGTGTCTGCAGTGGATGCATGCAGGTTGGTCAGGGTGACTTCAAAGGTGCCGGCGGTGACTTTGCTGACGAAAAACAGCGAGGTTCCCGTAGCTGAGGGAGTGCGCTGTGTCAGGACGACTGTCGAGTCAGCAGCCACGCGGGTGTTGTTCACCACGAAGGTAGCCTCACCTGCAGCAGCCAAAGACGTAGCGTCAGTGGTGATGGTGCCAGACAATGCGTTCAACGTGACAGCAGTTGATCGGTTGGTGCCCTGGGTTACTGCACCGTGAGTAGCTTCGCCTAAGCGGAGGTTACCTACTGCTAAATGTTCTTTCTGCATCTCAACATCCTTTCTTGGAAACTTTGCCACCGTCCTTGAACGGCATGAAACCCTTCTTGGCTTCCTTCTTCTCCACCGCACCGCGAGCTTTAGGTGTCATCTTCGACTCCTTCTTCTCTTCGCGTTTCGGCTCTTTACCTTCACTCATAAACTTTGGCTTCATTAAAATCTCC